AAGCCAAGCGCATTTGATCGTATTAATGTACGTAGATTGTTCTTAAGCTTAGAAGCATCAACAAGAGACACAATTAAATACTTTGTATTTGAACCAAATACATTATTTACCCGCACTCAAGTATTAAATGCTATCACACCTATTTTTGATAATGCAAAAAATACTCAAGGTATATATGATTATCTAATAATATGTGACGAAAGAAACAATACACCAGAAGTTATTGATGATAATACTCTTGTAATAGACATTTATATTAAACCGGTGAGAACAGCAGAGTACATCCTTTGTAACTTCTATGCAACAAGAACTGGTACAAACTTCCAGGAGATTATTACATAATTAATCTAAAGAATAAATAATTTTATGGCAGACGTAAATCAACTTATAACAGACTTTTACAGAGTAGCGGCAACAAGAGAATTTGCACGTGATTTTAATTTTAGAGTCCTTTCTATAAATACCGGCGGAGCAAGCACAGTTACATATGATGAGAATGATCTTGTTTATGTAAAAACAGCTACATTACCGGAAAGAGCTATAACAAATATTCCCGTACCTTACATGGGGTTAAATTTTAACTTACCCGGCAATGCAACTTACCCCGGCAGTGAAGCCTATACATTAACGTTTTATGCAGATGCGAATTCTCAGATTCGTCAGAAATTTGAACAATGGTCAACCGATATTTTTGATGATTCTAATTCTACTGGTAATTATTTTGCTCCTAAACAAACAGCTATTATAGATCTAGTACAACTAGATAATCAAATGAATAAAGTCGCACAATATCAATTGGTTGGTGTTTCTGTAAGAAGTGTCGGGCCCTTAGCTTATAATATAGCTGAAGGCACAGGAAATACTATAGAATTTACAGCTACTGTTTCGTATCATTATTGGAGAAAACTATCTTAAATTTAATTTTTTAATTAAATATTTAGGTGAATAACCCGTTTACCAATGCATTAAATGCTTTAGGTAATAATTTTGTTGGTTTAGCTAATGGTACTAATCCTCTTTTTGCGCCTCAGGTAACTAATCTCTTTGGTTTTAATATACCCGGTGTTCCAATAATAAGTGTAAGAGATTATTTTCTTTTTCAAATGGAATCGTGGTTTACCTCTATTCCTAACTCTTCTCAGTGGATTGTAGTTATTGATAACTATCCTGCAGCGCTAAGAACAAGTATAATTCAAGGACTAGAAAGAACAGACGGGGCAAAAAAAGGATTTGATATTAGTACTGCTGCAACTATTTTAAATAGTTATCCTTTACAAAAAATTATTGGTTGTTTGTTTGCCCATTCTATTACTATACCTACTGAACAATATGATGTTACTTCTGCTTCTGTAAATAATAATCGTGGCTTTCTGCCCGGTATACTGGGAGGCGGCCGGTCAATAGAGCCCCCTTCTTTGGTAATTGATTTTAGAGAAACAAACACCTCATTTATAGATTTTGTAATACGCCCTTGGGTTATTCTTTCATCTCACTTTGGTCTCGCTGCACGACCTAATGATATTAGAGGAAGAAAAGATTTTAGAAATATGAAAGTAAATATGTCTTTATTAGAATATACAAGAACGTATCATAGTGTTTCAATGATACCGAGAAAAGTCTTTAATTTTTACAATTGTGTACCTTTTCAAGTCTCAGAACAAAGTTTAGATTATTCAGATGATAAACTTACAACCTATGCAACAAGATGGACCTATTCTAATTATACTGTTGAAAATAATTTATATCTACCTATAGCCGATATAGTAAACAGAATTTCAAATGGAGAGATACCTAGAATTACTAGCTTTCAAAACGGTATTGGTAGTATAAACCCACTTGGATTCTTATAAATCTTAGTTAAATAGCGATGTGAATGATTTTATTATTAAAGTTTTTTTACCACTAAAAAAACAATACTATACATTTAAGGAAATAAAATATAGTACATATAAAAATTTAGCTAAAACAATTTTAAATAATAATAATGCTGATATTTCAAATTTTTTTAACAATTTAATATTAATACATAGTAATGATAAACAAATAAATTTTAATTTTTTAGAAAAATTAATTATTTTATTGGCATTAAGAATAATTTGTGTTAGCCCGGTTTTAGAGTTTAATATTCAAGATAAAAATAAAAAACAACAATTAGTTTCAGTAGACTTATCTAAGCTTTTACAAAACATTCAAAATATAAATTTTGATGATAAAGAAGTTCAATTTCTAGAAAATATAGAAGTTAATTTTTCTTTACCATCTAATTTATTCTATAATACTTTAGAAGAGCATTATCTTTCAACTATAAAAAGTGTAATAATTAATAAAACTGTATATGATGTAAACGATAGTAAAATACTTGATTCTTTACCAACCTCTACATTAAAATATGCAAAAGAGCTTTTTGATAAAATTAATAATAATATTTCAAAGTATTTTTTAATAAAAATATTTTTCGGTGAAAATGAAAATCTTGAATTACCTTTATCTTTAAAAGATAATACTATAATTGAATTTTTAAAAATTTTGTTTAAAAGAGATTTATTATCTCTCTATGAATTTGAATATTTTTTTATTTCTAAATTAAACTTAACTTACGATTTATTACATAATTCTACTCCTGCAGAATTAAATGTATTTATGAATATATATAAAAAGGACTTAGAGGAGCGTAATAAACAACAACAAGGTAACAACTTGAATCTTCAATCCCCTAACTTAAATAAAATAAATGAGTAATTCCGCCGAACTTCTAAGACAGTTAGAAGAGCTTAATAAAACAAATTCAATTTCTGTTTTTGTTCCCTCTTTAAAAAAAGAGATAAAAATAAAAAACATTACTCTCAGACAGCAGAAAAATCTTTTAAAAACTTCTATTGATGAAACGTTAACTAAACTATCATTTATTATTAATATTTATAATATTTTAAAAGAAAACATTTTAGACAATATTAATGTAGATGAGCTTTTTACTTTTGATAGAACAGCTATTGCAATAGCTTTAAGAGCTTATTGTTTAGATTCAAATTACAAATTAAATGATAATAACTATAATTTATTGGAAAAAATAAAAGAATACCCTACAATTTCGTTTAATTTTATTTCAGAAAAAATAATTGAAATTAATAATTTAAAAGTTGCATTACAAGCACCACGTTTAAATGTAGATTACAAGATGAGTCAATTTAGCTTGGAACATTTAAAACAATTAGAAGACAGAGATTTTAAAAATGTAATCGGTGAATTATTTGTTCAAGAAATTACTAAATTTATAAAAAGCGTTTCTTTTGAGGGGGAAAAACCACTTTTTATTGATTTTAATAACACTGCTATATCTGAACAAATAAAAATAATTGAAAAATTCCCTTCATCTTTGACTAACAACATATTAGATTTTATAAAAAATTACAGAGATATTGAAAATAAGATAACTTCCATCGGTCAATTTAATATAGAAGTTGACGGGGCTTTCTTCTCAATTTAATTACTATTTCTTAAATATTATTAATGGAAGAGCTATCTAATGAACAGCTTATAGCTGTTTTCGGCAAAGGATTTGAAGACTTAAAATCTGCAAATCTACAACAATATAAGTCTATTGAAAAAATAGAAAATATACTTAATAAACGATTTAATATTGATGATGACAGATATAAAATGCAAAAAGCAGATGAGATACGTAGAGAAAAGAAAAATAATGAGCCAAAGCAAATTGAATTTTCTAGAAAAGCACAAAAACAACTACAAACTTTAGATCAATCTGAAAAATATAGCGCTATCTTAAAGGAAATAAAGAATTCACAGAAAAAAGAATCCGGTTCATTACTTAAATTATTAAGTCCTATTTTATTACTTCTCGGGGGCGTAGCGGGATTAGCTTTTGGTGTTGAAAAAATACCTGTAGTCAAAAAATTATTTGAACAATTTAAGCAAGGATCTGTTATAAGTAGCTTAAAAAACTTAACAAGTATTTTTAATAAAAAGGGATTAGAGTTTAAAGAATTTATAAGAAATATACCATTTGTTGGTCGTATCATAGATGCATTTGACGGTTTTAGATTAATAGCTCGTGGAGAAGTGGGTAAAGGGTTAAAGCACCTTGCTTTTGCTATACCTGGAG